ACTAAAGCCGCATTGCCACCAGTCATGTTGGTTGTTGATGCAGTAAGTGTGGTCAGCGTTACAGCCACTACAAAGCCATTCACAGAGGCGCTTGCCGTTGTTGCCGTGATAGTTACCGTGGTGCCAACAGCAACCGCGGTGTAGTCAGGTGACGACGTAAACGCCGTGATGTTTGCGGCAAGAGCTGTAGCTGTAACGGCCAAGCTAGTGCTATAGGCAACAGCACCTGATGTAACTGTTACTCCGTTGATTGTTACTGTATTGATTGAGCCACCAGCGCCGGTCAACAAAGTAACCGTACCAGTTGCAAAGACAGCAACCGGGGCTCGGCTACTAATGATTGAACTGTTGCCGCTACTGTCAATCGTAAACCGCTCAAGAGTGCTTGTGCCACCAGAATGGCAGTACTGCAAACTCTGCTGCGTGAATGACGTAAAGCCCCTAGAAATTTCAGCTAAGTATTTGTTGATTGACCTGTAGCCACCAATCTTGCGGGGCAATCCACGCTGAAACCGCACCCACTGGCCATCGGTGTAAAAATCGCCGTCAAATTTAGTCCCGTCCCGCTTTATTCCGGGCATAGACTTTAAGACTACGGTAGGTGCTGGCATTTAGAATGTCCCGCCAACAACTACACCGGCCGGCGCTATGCCTAGCGCTGTCCAAGCTGCCTGTTGAGTTGCCGCAATAAAGATGGCATCACCCGTGGTTGTAGCGCCCAAGTTGATGCGAGCGCCAGCAGCGGTCGTAGCCCCTGTGCCGCCATCACCAATCGAAATTGGCACAGAAACAGTGTCGGTGCTTGCATCAACCACATTTGTGCCATCAGAATAAAGTATGGCTCTAGCACCGGCGGTAACTGCTACACCCGTACCCGCCGATGTTTTTACGGTCAGCGTATATGCGCCTGTTGTGGCATTGCTTACCCAGTACTGTTGGACCGTTGCAGGAACAATGATGACTCGGTTGCCAGTCAATACACCGGTAAAATTGTACGCAATCCGATTTAATTCCGACCCGGTCAAGGTGTAGTTGCCCGTCCCAGCAACAGCAATTGACGTGTAGTCAAAGGCAAATATTGCAGACTGACCAAACCCGATTGTGAAGTAGTCCGTGCCGTCTGTGGCAATGATTGCTGAGTCGCCTGGGCTGAAACTTAAAGTTGCTGCGCCGTTGATAAGCGGAGTGCCGGATGGATCAACAACGACTGAGCCGCCACCGCCATTACGGAAGCAGAGGAACCAGTTGTCGCCCATTGTAGGCGCTGAGGGTAGCGTCAACGTCCCGCCGCCGGAACCTGTCCACACAAACATTTTGGCGCGGTCAGTGACGCCTGCTGTGTAATTTGAGTTGAAGTTGGTGATTGGGACAGACTGCGACAACACGGTCCCAACGGCCACGATACCTGTGCCGGCCAGTGCTGATGCATTTGCAGTAGATGTGGTAGACCCAAACTGAAGCGTCTCCCAACTGCCGGCAACAGTTGTGTTGTCCGTCAAATAGATTTGCCAGATTGTTGCCGTAGCAATTGATGCTACCTGTACACCTGCCGCATCTTTGACGATAAAAGTGAAAGACCCCTGGTTGTTAAACAGGATGGTCTGGCCAGTGCCTGTCTTTTTGGCGTCAGGGAGCGTGATTACATAACTGCCAGCAGTGGCAGTCACATCCATAATGCGAGTAGCTAGATTGGTGCTTGTTGACGCCTCAGTTGGCCAGCTGAGTGTGATGTTGGCACTTAGCGCAACCGAGCTATAGCTGATCTCGCTTGGGTATATGTTTGCGCCACCAAAGACGTCGTTATAGATAGGCATTATGCTTCACTCCGGTTGGCTGAGCGGTCAAGAATGCGCTTTAAATCTTCGCCGTTGGCCGCTTGCGCTGCTCGGTCATACATTGCTTGCCAGGTCTGAATTCGCTCATCATTTTTAAGGAACGGTGTAGCCTCAAGCAAGGCGGCATAGAGTAGCAGGTCTGGGATGTACTCTGTAACCCAATTTGTCTGGAAGTCATCGCCAAGAAACCGAGGCTGCTCGTAGTACAAGATCTCTAGCGTTTTGGCCGCAGCCGGTGTCGGCGTAATTAGCCAATGTTGATAGTCATAGTCCGCGTAGTAAGCCGGGTTACCGGTTGTTGCCTCAACGGGCCAGTAGTTGCGCAGATATTCGTAGGATCTTGCAAAGATTGGGATACCATCTACGGTCATGGAAACTGTGTCACGCCAGCGGTCAGGCTTGAGGTAAACTGCCACGCCTATGGACAACGGCGTGGTGATTGCCCTGATAAAGCCCTGGATCTTTAGCTCGCGGGAAATCCTACGCTCCCCGAGCGTTACCAGCCTCGGCAGTTGATCGTAAACAATCTGGTCACTAGCCTCTGTAAATCCGCGCTCCAAATATCGGCGCAAATCTACCAGTAGGCTATCATAGGTCATCACATATGCCATAAATGCCCCGTTGATGACAGCAGCTGTTGCAGCATATGCTCAGGTGAGAATTATAAACCCAATTTGGGAAATAAGCATCATTTTTTATTCCTTGCAGAAATTGCTTTGGCTTTAGACCGCGCATCTTCCTTGCTGCTAGCGCCCCATGCTTTGAGTGACAACAGCAGCCTAGTGGGTTCACCATCTTTGCGTTCTGGCCCTGGCATATTGCCCATCCGTGCCAAAAAGGATGCGCGACGAGGATTGTCACCGGACTTGACTGGTGGCCTTAACGTGCCGCCAGTTTCGGCATGATAAGAAGCCCGACCTGCAGCGTTTAAACCGCCTTTTGGATTTTTGCCGGATTCTTTCATTTCTTCTTTGCCGTTTTTGCCGAGTCTTTAAAGTCCTTGGCAGTAGGCGCTGCCTTGCTCCCAACCTTGTTCATCTTCTCTTTGCTTCCTGCTTTGATGCGTTCTTGCTTGGCGTGAATGTTTGCGTAGAGTCCGGGTTTCATTTGTTTCTCCTAAGATAAAAAAAGGGCACGTTCATCATTTCTTCGTTTAACCAACCCCGGTAGAATTTTACCCCCACCCCTCGTAAACTTTAAGAACTCGTCGGCAGCTTCTTGCGTCTCGCCCCGAAGCATCTTCTGACGGAGGGTGCTTCGCTGTACGCCCCCCAAACCCAAGTTAAAGCTAAAGCTGACAAGAGCATCGTTCTGACCTGCGGTAAGCACCACAGGAAAAAGTCGGGCGACCCCAACTTCAAATCGCTGGAGATCAGCAATAAGGATTCCATCTATTTCTGCTTTTGAAAAAGTGCGACTATCTTCCGGCGCAAGCTGGAAAGCGTCTCTCTGATCCAGTGGTAAACGTCCTTGATCCGGGTATAAAACATGGCCTACTCCTACAGTCCAAAGTTTTGCTGGGCAACGGTATGGTTTAAACCTCACGCCTTCATGGTGTTTGATCATCTCCTTGCAGCGATCTGAGACTTTCAATCCTTGCCACCTTTGAACGCTCTGCCGCCAAAGTGAAAACTGATGATGCTGGCAAAGATGATCTGGGTGTCGGCATCCCACAGTTTAGCAATCAAAACGTCAAAGGCAATGTCACGTTGCCATGCGTAGACAAACCCGCCGATCTCAACAAAGGCAAACAAAGCGAAGAATCCGTAGGTTAGTATTGGGCGCACACCGGAGCGCAGGTTAATCATCCACTGGCTGGCTCCCTGACCGATGGCTATGTCGTGTGCGTACAGTGCGGCTCGTTCTGATGCCTCAGCTTCGATGGCCTGACCTTCGACTTTTATCTCTTCAACTCGTTGCTGCGCCTCAAAACCTGCTCTACGGAGTTCCAGTTCGCGTTCAATCTGCATCTGAGCCATCGTCAACTCATGTTTTTTGTCGGCACGATCTTGGAAGAAACCAAGCAGTTTGGGCAAGCCGCCAGCAAGAAAGGAGACTAAGGTGGAGAGTAGGGTCAGCATTTCTTTTCGTCCTCATCATCATCATGCGAGAGTTTTACACCTGCCAGCAGACCAATAAAACCGCCAACAATAGTTTGAAACGCAGGGCTAATCAATTTAAAAATCTCGCTGTTGTCCACTTTATCGTCAAACAAGCCGATCATCAGAACAGCAACCATGCCAAAGACAACAATACACAAGGTCATGCTGACCATCAAAGTGACAAAGAAAGTAAGCTTGGCTTTCATCTTCCATCTCCAACAATTTGCCAAGTCAAATACGCCACCAAACCCACGATGGATGACACCAGCGCAGACCATAAACCAAAATTCACAATGTCGCTAATCTCTTCTGCCCTGATTGCTTTGGCGTGAGCCACTTCAGCTTCCGCTTTTTTGCGCTCTGCCACCATCCTGTTGCGCTCAAGCATGATGGCGTTCCAAACATCGTCATTGCCAGACCAAATCAACATCTGTTTTAACTCATTCTCTGCGTCTTGCAACTGCTTGAGCTGCATCACTGTTTCAAACGCCACTGCTGTATCGCTCTGACCAAACCCTTTGGGTTTCTTTTTTACCGACTCTTTCGCAATGACATCCTTGGCCTCAAAGAACTTCATCAAGTCGCCAGAGATGGAGTTGATGTCCTTGCCCATCTTGATAGCTGCTTGCACCCCTTTGATTGCACCCTGTGCCACTGCAAAGGCGGTTAGCGGGTCAATCATTTTTAACGATGCAGCGTAAGGCTTGCATAGACGATAGCGGACATTGAGACAATCAGCACCCCGGCGGTCTTCATAATGACGCCTTCCAAGCGTTTTAACCGTGCGTTGATTTGTGCGTATCTCTCAGCGCAGACGGCTTCGTGGCTGCTAAATTGTGTTTCAAGGCTCATCTTTGGCTTTCGGTACTTGCGCCTCGGCCTGCTCTTTGATCTTGACGATCAAGGGCCACACCCCTGATTTGCTGGGCAACTCGCCAAGCGTCTGGAGGACAAAGTTGATTTCGTTAACGTCAAGGTCTAGGGTCATGCTGGAGTCCCAGATTGTTGAGCCGCTTGTGCTTCTGCCTGTGCCGCTTCAGCCGCCAAGCGTTGTGCTTCACGTTCAGCCGCAATTCGTGCTTGCTCTGCTTGATAAGCCGCAATCACTTCAGCAGTCCATGCTGTATTGCAATGAGCCACAACATTGACAGGGATGCCCGTCAAATCTTGTCCCGGCGTGAGGCTTGATCGGTGGTAGGTCTTGCTTAGTTCGTTGCCATCTTCCATGATGCGGGTTGCTTCACGATAGAGAACGATGCCGTTTTCGGTGACGGTGATTTGGTCAACAGCGGTGGTTTTGGTGAGTGACATGATTTTTTCCTTTGGTTAAGTTGAAGTTATATAAGAAAATCCAACAACAATGTTGTAATTTGTTGTAATAGTAGAAGCATTTACCCGTAAATCAATAACAACACCACCACTATAAACTCGTCCACCTATAGCACCTCCTGTTCCAAGGTCTAATATTCCGAAACCACTTGCATCCGAAAGTACACTTCCAGCCGAAAAGGGTAAATTGCCAATATTTACAGAAGTCCCAACTGGAGAAGAAACGCTATTTACAAAAAATTCACCAGTTACAGTAACTACACGACCAATTTTTATATATGAAATTATATTGTAACTAGCATTTAATGTGATTGTTCCAGATGTTGACGGTGTAAAAGTTACAGTAGTAGTCCCCTCTTCATAGTCATCTAGCGTATTAGCGTTGGATGATGCTGATTGAGTTGCGGGGAATGTGATGCCTGTACCTGTTTGTGGGACTGCACCATTAAGCGCAACAGACCCTGTGCTATTGGTAGAAATAAGTGGATTCCCATCCCCATCAGACAGCACGATGTAGTTGCTTGCTGTGCGAATGTCTAAGCCGCCTGTGTTTCCGTTGTATGCGCCAAGAATAGTATTTTTAATACCTGTGGTCATTAACTTGCCAGACTCTATGCCAACAAATGTGTTGTTTCTTCCTGTCGCTGTATAGCCAGCCTGATAACCTACAGCAGTGTTGTTGGAGGCTGTGGTGTTGAAACGCAGTGATGCCGCACCTATTGCGGTATTGAAGTCTCCAGTGCTTGCAAATAGTGAAACTTGACCAATACCAACATTTGAAGAACCTGTTATATTGGAATTTAAAACACGGTCGCCAATTGCTGTATTTCCAGCGCCAGTCGTATTAGCCGCCAAAGCACTAGCACCAACAGCAGTATTGGAAGACACAGCACCAGCGCCAAGCCCCACGGTCAAGCCCTGCACAACTGCACCAGCAGTTAGCGTGGAGACACCTGTCACGCCGAGGGTTGTGGATGCTGTGAGCGATGTAAACGCGCCCGTTGTCGCAGTAGTAGCCCCGACAGTGCCGTTGATGTTGATGCTTGCTGTGCCTGTTAAATTGGTGACTGTGCCGCTGCTGGGTGTACCCAACGCCCCGCCATTGACGACAAACGCTCCTGCTGTGCCAATATTGACGCCAAGTGCTGTAACAACACCCGTGCCTGTGGTTGTGGTGCTAGGAGCCGCACCAGCCCCGCCGCCGATGACCAGTGCGCTTGCTGCCAGTGCGCTGGATGATGCCAATGTGCCAGCAGCGGTGTAGGCTAGGACGCCACCGGATGTGCCTGATGCCAAGCCTGTGCCGCCGTTGGCAACTGGCAAGGCTGTGCCAGAGTAGGTCAGGGCCAGTGTGCCAGACGATGTGATGGGACTGCCAGATATGCTCAAGACGCTTGGGACGGTCATTGCCACGCTGGTGACTGAACCTGCTGACCCTGCATTGCTGGCAAGTAACTTTACGGTTCCTGCGCTATTTTTAAAGTACAGTTTTTCATCAAGTGTATTGAGTGCCAATTCACCAGCAACTAGGTTTCCGGCAGACGGCGTTGCCGCTGCCGTAGTCGTGTAGTAAAGCGAAATTGGTGTAAAGTTTGTTGCAGCCATAATTTTTCCTTAGAAAGTCCCGCCAGATATGCCACCCGGGACGTAAAGCATCGTGCCGTCAAAGGTCAGCGCTGATCCCATTATCAATTGATTAGATACGTTTTGATAAGCCACACCGCCAGACGTTCCGTTCAGCGCATACAGCTCTGTGATGTCACTGTTAGTGCCTGACTTTGCGGCAACTAGATTTGTCCTTGCATCATTGGCGTTTACTGCCCCTGTGCCGCCATTTGCTACAGCCAAAGTGCCTGCAACCGTCACAGACCCCGTGGTGGTGGTTGATGGTGTCAGACCCGTTGTACCAAACGATATTGCGCTGACGCCAGAGCCAGCGCCTGAGAACTGCGCCCAAGTGATGGCGGTGACATTGATTGTGCCGCCAGCGTTGCTTGTGCAGACCCACCCCGTGTCGGCAAGCGTGGTTCCTGTTTCAATAAAGACGTAAGCGCCGGGGACTTGCGCCCATGTACTCATGTCAGGCGCTCTTGCCCATGCTGTTGCCGACGCAATATAAATACCGTTTTCTGCTGGCGCTGTTTGATCTTTTACCAAAACACGGTCAGTTGCAACGATTGAGATGCCATCAATAGTCTGTGCTCCAGACAATGTGATGTTTGCCGTTGTTCCAGCTACTACTGAGGCTTTGGTATCTAAGCCCTGCGCAACCGTATCAACATACGACTTGTTTGCAATGTCTGTGGCCCCCGATGGGGTTGTTGAGATTGTTCCTGCCGTCACCACAAGACTTGCAATCGTTCCCAAACTTGTCAGCGATGAGGCCGTAACCCCAGATGCCAGTGTTGCGCCAGACAGGGTTCCTGCGGGCGCAATGACCGCTGCGGTAGTGATGCTGGTAGTCAAACCCTTGGCGTTGATCGTCACCACCGGAATAGCGGTGCTCGAGCCTGTAGAGCCTGCCGAGGCGACTGTAGCAAGTGTGGTTGCATTCCCTACCGATGTAACATCGCCCGTCAAGTTGGCGTTTGTTGTTACAGTTCCAGCAGTTAGACCAGAGGCAGTTCCTGTGATGTTTGTTCCAACCAAGGCGCTTGGTGTGCCGAGGTTGGGAGTAACCAGAGTGGGGCTGTTGGACAGCACGACATTTGTCGTCCCTGTTGATGTAGTAACCCCAGTGCCTCCGCTGGCCACCGCCAATGTTCCTGCCACGGTAACAATCCCGGTGGTTGACGTGGCCGGGGTCAGGCCAGTCGAACCGAAAGAGATGGAGCTTACGCCTGCCCCGCTGACAATTGAGCCCCATGCGCCGTTGGCGTAGCCTTCAAAACTGGCTGTTGTTACGTTGTAACGCAAATTGCCATCAGCGGCTGTACCACGTTGACCTGTTGTACCAGATGGGAGGATGACGCCGCCACTACCTGGCAAAACTGGATTATTGGCTATGGCTACAGTCGGCCCTGCTGAAATTGCAATCTGATTAACAGTGCCCGTGACCGATGGAACGGCAGCCGGAATGGTTGTGGCTGTAGACAATCGACCGTTTGTATCAACTGTAAAAACCGGAATGTTGGTGGCGTTACCATAAACGCCAGGGGTTACACCTGTTGCATCTAGTTGAGTGCCGCCAATCCCAGCAACCGCAACACTGAGAGTCACATTACTAGAAAGCGCACCACCGCCGGTCAGACCAGTACCGGCAATAACTTGCCTGGTTATGGGAACTCCTGCTACTGTTAGCAAATCACCGACACGAATCTTGTAGTTGTTGCCCTGGTAGACAATCATCATCAAGCTGTTGTCATCAGCCACAGGGGCTGTTGGAAGCTGCGTGATGCGCGTTGGGATAAGGTTGCTAGGCACTGACATTTAAATCTCCAAGTACTCGTCACCGTCTTCGGTGACGATGAACAAGTCACCTGCTTCCTGTATCAATCCTGCGGGATGAGTATTGATAGAGGTGTCGGGGCGGGTGAAAGGCAGCACAATCTGGTCAGGTGCGCGAGGTGCAAGTCGATACGGGTCATAGTCATCTAGGTCTTCTTTGCAGACCATAAGCCCTGGCGAATTTGGGTCTGGCGATAATTCTGCAAGCAAGAACTTGCGCGAGCAGCGCCCACAAATTGCAATCCCATAGGTAGCTTGGCCAGTAACGTCAAGGTACATCATCGAGTGTATGCACCAATGGCGGGCTGGATGAAAATTGGCGAGCCATCATTGTCGCCATCCCAGGCGGTTTGACGAGACGCCATGTATTTCTGCTCAAGGATTGGAATCAAGTTGATGTCCACTTGAGCCGTTTCTGCAGCCATCTTGGCAGCTAGCCCGTTCACAATGGCTTCAAGCCAGCGCTGCGGCACCTCAACGTCTTGCTGTAAGTTTTCGGTGTCCATGATGTGGCGATGCCGCCAAACAATGAGTTGGGCTTGCTCAGCGCCAGCAAATGGTGCTGGCCATACATGCATCACAGGCTCTGGAATGTCCCGTTGAAACCAGTAGCTATTGGGCCGACCAGGGAAGACTTTGTTTGACTGAGCAACATAAGTATCCCGATTTAGCACGCCAAAAGGTATTTCCTGCGGCATGTTGCCTAGCGTAATCGTTGTATAGAGGATGGTGCTAGCCGAGGTGATCCTGAAGTACTGGTACGCAAGAGCTCCTGAGATGTCTGTCCAAACAATCTCACCAGCAACAGCGGCCACAGATGAGGTACCGACTGTGACCCAGGTTGTGCCATTTGTTGAGACTTGGAATGTGACAGTGACTGAGGTGCCTGACCATTCAATGCCAATTGTGTCCACTACCGTGGCTGAGCCGAAATCTACTGTGTACGAAGTGCTGGTTGTTGTTTCAGTGCCAGTTACCGCTTGAATGACTCGGTAGTTGGCATTGAGCACCTCTACCGTGCCGACAGGGAGAGGGATAATCTCCTGGTTTTCATAAAAGGGTAAGATGAGTTTCTCAATACACCAACTCGGAGCCTTGATGTTTGCCATGTCTGACAACTGCAAGTGGAGAGACTCTAGTGCATAAGCCTGCATTTCGGCGCTAATCGCTTGCGCAGGCAAACGGCAACGCCTAAAGGCATGGTCAACTACCTTTAGTGCATTGAATGTTGTGCCGCTCACATTGCCAGAAAACGCCATGCCAGCTCCGGGTTGGGGTCAAGTGGCCGCTGTTTCAGCACGCCCGGAAGACTAAATTATAAACTCAAATCAGCAATTTGGATTTGCAATGCCGCCTTTTTTCATGGCAGAGTTCTTCATCATCTTGCCATCAGGCATCTTGTGCATACCACCCTTGTTCATGGCAATCATCGGAGCCATCGAAGCTACCGGCACTGAGCGGCGAGGTGAGCGCATACTAGACTTTTGCATGATCTCTTCACGCTGCATCCGAGGAGTCTCCTCCTTCTCATGCATCATCATGGCCTTGCGGCTTGGGTAGGTTTCCCCTGTAGCCTTTTCCATCACCTTGCCGCCTTTGGCCATCTTGGTCATTGGCTTGCCAGGGTGCAAGGCTTCTTCATGCGTATGTACAGCTGCGGTAGGTGTAACCTTACCGCCAAAACTAAACTCTTTAACGTAAGTGCAGCCCATGGTATGTCCTTTTACGCGCTTGCGTAGGTTTTGATACACTCAATGACGATGGTGTACATGTCACCAGATGATGCGTCAGCGGTAGTGAAGAGTACATCCCCGGTGACTCCTGCACCGCCATTGTTTTGCAAGCCGCCAAAAGATGAAAAGTCCATCAGGTAGTTTGCATTCGGCTGAATCATCCACGCAAACACGTCAGTAGATGCATCCCAAAGAATGCGCACTTCCATGCCGTGAGTAGTAGACCAGATTTTGTTGATTTTTACGCCATTGCAAGCCAAATTAAATGCATTTGGATTTAGCGTAGAAACATCAATCTTGGTAACGGCAGATTCACCCGTACCGTCAGATATGTTTGTAAACTTGGCGATGAACAGCCGTTCACCGTCAAGTAAAGTTTGTGATGCTACTGCGTCAGCCATGTTGATCTCCCGATCAAACAGCAGCGCTGAAGGGTGTAGCTTCTGTGCCGGTGCCGGTTAAGTTGCAATGTACCAAAAACAAACCGCTGGCAATATCTGTGATGTAGATTGTATCGCCCTTGGTACCACCTTTGGTTGTACCGTTTAAGGTAATGGTGTCAGAAGCAGCCACTGTTTCGAAGCCAACCACCGTATCGCCGGCATCTTGTAGCATGATGGCTCGGCCTGCCATTACGTCGGTTGCATTTGCCACTTGGACAACGTAGTTGTTGCTAGTGACCGTGGTTTGCACGGCAAAATTGTATTGGTTGCCGCTGCCAGTAGCCGCAGGCAGTGTAACGATTGCCCCAGCAGCTACGTTAAACAGATTCAAGCGCCCAGCATTTGCGGCATTAGTGGCTGTAGCTGCAGCCGTGATTTGAACAAGTGAGCCGGTGCCAGTGATAAAGCCATTGGTAGACGTTACTGGGCCCGAAAAGGTCGTGGATGCCATGATTTTTCCTTACGTGCAAGTAATGCGTCTGTCTGCATGTCGTCAGCTTGAGGTCTAAGCTGTCAGACGCATTAAAACTACCTCCATAACCCCCAACCTTATGAGTTGAGGGTTAAAGCCGTAGTCTTAGACTCCAGCGGTGCCGTAAACGCCGCGTGGGTCAGTCCAACCCAGCGTGTAACGCTCTGTAGCTTTGTAGCGCATGGAGTCAGTCTCAAAGTCACCTTCCATGGACTTCTCCAAGCCACGACGCATCAACAACTTCAGGCCATCTGGCGCATCGGTCTGAATCCACCAAGCGGTGGTAGACGTAATCCGCGACAGATTGCCTTGCCCTTGAGCCAACAGGCCCATGGACTTGACCGGGTTGATGTCGTTGTCAGCCGTGCCGGTGCGCAAGACAGACTTGAGCAACACTTCGGCCTGGAACACATTGCTGGGTCCAGAAACGATTTTGTTGGGAGTCAGCCGGATACGCTTGCCGTTGTTGTCAACAGCATTGCGGATCTGAACCAACATCTGCTCAAGCGATGTTTGCGACAAAGCAGCGGCGGTGCTTAGTTGGTTGCTAAACGTACCACTGACAATCGGGTGTGCCGTTGACACCAAAGAAACACCGTCACCACCCAGATACGCGCTGTTAAAGGCGCGGTTCAGGATGTTGGCAGCCAAAGTTTCCTTGGTCTCAATTAGCGACTGAGCTAAGTGCTTGGCGTAAGTCTGACCGATGCGGATGTGGTCACCGTCTTCAACGAGCACCTTGGTCAAAGCAAAGGCAAGGCCATACACTTTGTAAAGGTAACGTTGAATGAAGAGCACACCACCGCTTTGGTAGGTCACAGCCATGCCGTCAGGCAACTCAGGAGCCGCGCCGAAACCGTACAAGACGGGTTCTTCGTGGTAATTCCGAGGAATACCTTTTTGCTCACGGAACACCATCTTCCACTCGTCTGCACGCTGCTCGTAAACACCGTCAAACACCTCGTTCATGATGGGCTCAACAACCGACCTAAAGTCGGTACTTCTCATTGGGGTAGCCATTTGTTAGCCCTCCTTAGATTGAGTTAACAGCAGCTTTGTAGATATGCTCGTTGATGCGAACAATAACTACGTTATATGCGTCTGTTATGGAGTCATTGATTTCGCCAGCAAAGCCAGTCAACTGGAATTGACCAGAAGTAGCTTCAATGACGCCGATTTGGGTGTTTGACAACCCTGTTGCAGTAGAGCCGCCCGGTGAGGCTACGACCCAATCCATCTGCTCACCAACGGCAGTTTGCATTGTCGTGGTGCCAGGTGTACCCGGATTGGTGTACTGCGTCTCAAACAACGTCTCCGGGTCGTCGTAAACCCATGCCGTGATATCTGTTGCCGAAGTGCCGGTAGGCCAGTACGCAGATACGGTGGGTTTACCCAAAGAATCGGTGTATTGGCAGCCAGCAAAAATGCCAAGCAGCAAAATACCGGCAACAGTACCCGAGCGAGTGCCGTCAGAGGTGCCGAGTTGAACAACGCCAGCGTCCACCAGCTTTACAGGGTCGCCCTGAAAGATGTTGGCAGCATAGCCACTTGCAATAACATAGGCTTTAGGCCGAATTTGACCACTGTTGTGGAAACTAGCCCTAAAACCAAAGGGTGCGCTAGTCGAGGACATTAGCTTTCTCCTAAGGGGTTAAAAAGTCTGTCAAGCAAGATCAAACTGAGCTTGCCGCTTTTGTCCCAATTCTGTATTACCGTCGCCCAGCGTCAACTTCGATTTAGATGATCGTGCTTGTTGCTCAAGAAAGTCAGCCGTATCGGTG